TCCCTGGATGACGCCACAGACGAGAACCAAGAGTCCTACCCTGCTGTTCGTCTGATTCCCGGCGACGAGGGGTGATGTGTCGGAACAGTCGCAAGTCTCTACTCGAAACTTCGCAGGTCTGAACTCGTTCTTGCCGCCGAACAGGCTGCAGAATGAGGAACTTTCCGTGCTCGAGAACTTTCAAGTAGGGCTTGGTGGAGATATTGAGCGACGTTCCGGTTTCAACAAGCTTCACGATGGGACGACTTTGGCACATGCCGAGGTCAGGCTCTTAGGGTTCTTCTCGATCACATCGAAGCAGGTATTCCTCGGATACGATGGGACGAACCTGTGCGAGTCAACTGATGGTGCTGCATGGACAGTGCTTGGTGCCTACTCAGGCATTAGGTATGGAATCCAGTACGCTGATAAGTTCTACATTGTCAGGTCTGGCTCGACCATCTTGTCCTACGATGGAACCGCAGTAACAGCACTCAGTGGAAGTCCGACAGGGACGTTCTGCTACATCTTCAAGGATAGGCTGTTTGTCCTGAACACTGAGTCCAGCTCGGTGCCTAGCCGGTTGTATTTCTCTTCCCCAGGAGATCCTGCAACCTGGCCTGGAACGAACTTCATCGATGTGCAAGCTGGTGACGGTGATGTACTTACTGTCTGTTTCCCTTATCAGGATCGACTCCTGGTGTTCAAAGGGAGGACTACCCATGTGCTGTACGTTCAGTCTGATCCATCGAATTGGGTTCTCCGAATCGCCAATACCGAGAACGGCTGCCTGAGCTGTTACGGTGTGCAGGATGTCATCGGACTCTTGTGGATCGCTACTGCCCGAGGCATCTATAAGACGGACGGCATCACTTTCGAGGAAGTGTCAAAGCCGATTCGTAATGTGTTCGTTGGTCGCTCAGCCGAGTTGACTGCCTTGAACAAGGATCATGCTGGTCGATGGGGTGACTTGCTCATTTGGCGTTTGAGACTCACATCTGGCGACTACGTCTACTACAGTTTCAACGCTCAGAACAATTCATGGTCTCAACTGGTGATCGCAGGCGAATTGACACCAGCTTACTTTGTCGAGATGCTCACGCAAACGCCCGCTCCTGGTCTCTATTCCGGTGATGTCGGGGCGTTAGGTAGAGTATTACGATACGGTGATTCGATCTACAAGGATGGTGGCTCATCTTACACGTCACGTCTAGTGTCGAAGGAGTTCGACATGGATGTACCTGTCAACTATAAGCGAGGGAAGTGGTCGCTGTTTGAGTTGATGGGCGAAGGCACGGTGAAGATCAAGTACCGAGTCGATGGCGTGGATGAAGATGAGTACGAAGAAGTCGAAACTACGGACCAATTCAAGAGTCAGAAGGTCCATGGCCCTGGGTACTTCCGCTCCTGTGCAGTCATTCTTGAGAACACCGACGCTGACTCTCTAAACGTCTTTGGGTGGACTATGATGACTCATAAGAAGCGTGAGGTCATCGAGACTGGAGTCTAGATGAAGGAGCACGAGGTTCCAACACGTGAGGAGATCTGGAACATCATCAAAAACCACCCACGTGAAGATTGGGACGCCGTCCTAATCGAAGCCTTCACGAGCTCTCTGCCTGGCCCGACCTTATTCAAGCTCCGGCAGGATTTGATCTCATACGATCACCCTGTTGAAGTGCAAGAGGACGACGATGCCGGCAGGGAATGATGAGTTTCAGGACTTCCTCGACCGGGCGCATCATGACCAACCTGACCGTCATCGGTTCGGTGACGCTCTCCTTCTTCCAGACACTCCGACCTCTTCATTCCCTGGCGACTCAGGTGACCCTGGAGAATCGGAAGCTCCTGCAAGAGCGGATCATCGCCATGAACGAGAAGGAGCAGGCCCCGCCGACCCTGCCCCTGTAGGAATGATGGGTATTTGGCCTACGGGTACTCCTCCTACAGGGTGGTTGGAATGCGATGGGCGGGCGTTGAGTCGATCAACGTACAACGACCTTTTCGATCGAATTGGAACCTCTTGGGGGGTTGGGGATGGGACAACCACGTTCAACATTCCTGATCTTCGAGACGCATTTCCAATGGGTCGGAGTGGTACTAACATCATTGCTTCGAGTGGTGGTAGTGCCTCAACTTCTCATAACCACTCTGGAGTTACCAGTGGTCCTAGTGCTGATGTTGCGGTACAGTCTGGTGCAGACACAGACGTAGCTACTGATGCGCATAACCATACGATCTCTAGCTCCGTCCTCGATAATCGACCTCCGTACAAAGCTGTTCTCTTTATAATCAAGGTCACGATATGACAAAGAAGAGTTCGATTATTCCTCAGATTCGTCTGATGGGTATTCGTGATTCTCGTGGCCTGCAAGGAGTCATGGCTCGAGGTGCGAACGTTTACCAGGCAGGATCATCGTCAGCCCACGGTGGACGTCCTACTAAGCAGTCTATTCAGCGTCGTCTTAAGGGGGTGAAGTAGTGGTTACTCAGACTCAATTTGGGTCGTGGTACAATCAGCAGACTCCTCAGCAGCTCGCCGACTGGTATAAGTTCATCGGAGCTCCTGTTCCTGAGAATGTACAACAGCAACTTGGCGGAGTCAGTTCTGTTGTTGGTAAGTTCAACGGTAGCTTGACTGGTCAAATGCCAGGTGCTCCTGGTGCTGGTATCAATCCAACTCGTCAGATTGGAATTCCTGAGGTACAGGGACCAAACACTCCTGACAACAGGTATTACAACGATCCGACCGGTCAAGGGATGGGGCAGGCACCAGAGAACCGTCCTGGTATGCAACGACCCAATCCTGTTCAGGCTGACCTCGGTTTCATGCCGTTCTACGAGGATCAGCTTCGTCAGCTTGACTCCTCGGCTGCTGATGCTCAGTCGCAGGGAGATCTCACGGTCCAGCGGATTCAGAATGCTCTCCAGCAGGGGACGCAGCGACTTAGTCAGCAGCAACAGCAGCAGTCGTCTCAACTCAATGATCGGATGGCTGCCAACGGCATCCTCCGATCAGGCATTACAGTGGGTGAGCAGGGCAAGCTGGCTGACCAGTACACGCAGAACCTTGGAGATCTCCAGCAGAACGCTGCGATGCAGACGGATGACACGAAGCGTGCTGTCCTGCAAGCGCTCCAGGCGATCTCTAGTCAGCGAGGCCAGATCAATATGAATATGGCTCGTGACAAGGCACAGGCGCAGCAACAGGCAGACATGCAGAACGCCCTTGCCGAGGCGCAGTACCAGGCGCTGCTCGCTCAGCAGCCTGCTGCGAATCCGCAGGGAATGTACACGTACCAGCCGATCCAGGCTGCTCTCATGCGAGCGATCGGCTCCTAGATGGCTGACGCAACCGCTGACTTCCTCAAGTGGCATGCCTCGCTGCCCAAGGCGCAGCAGGATGCGTTCAATGCGTACGTCAAGTCAACTCAGACTGGATCGAAGCCAGCGGCTCCTCCGGTTCCGGTCAACAGTTCTCCAGTCGCTCAGACGACTCCTCAGCTCTCTCCGTACGGCAAGCCTCTGACTGGAGCATATACTCCAGCACAGACGGAGCAGTACAGGAATGATCCGAACAACCAGTCGACGATCAACGCCATTCGAGACGCTGCGATGTCTCGATACGGATCCAGTCCTGACAGTCAGGTTCTTGGTCTGGCGAACAAGGTGACTAACGAGGGTTACCCCTTGCAGGTTGCTCTCCAGATGCTCCAGCAAGGGTACGGTGTGACCGACCCCAACGTGACTCGTGCAGCCAACTTGATGGACGTCAAGTATGGTACGCAGCAGAGTGCACTTCAACGAGCTTTGGCTCAAGCCAAGTCGGACTACGACCTCCAGACCGGAAAGGCAAACGCCTTCCAAGGTCTCGCTGACAAGTCGCTCACCGACATCTATGATGCCCTGAACACAGCACTCGGGAACAATCAGTCAGCCCTCACGGCCCTGTACGACACCGGGCGTCAGCAGGTACAGGACGCCTACGCAGGCGCCCAGCAGGGCGTACAGCAGGGCGTCACGGGCGTCCAGCAGGGGCTAGCCGACATGGCTGCCAAGCTCGGCATAGGAGACGCCATGCCCGCAGCGACTCAGGGCATGAATGATTCGCTGGCTCAGTTCCTCACCTCGAACGGAGCGGCTCAGGCTGGTTCCGTCGCCAACCTCGCAACGCTTGGAACGAATCAGCTTGCTGTAGGACAGCGTGGGATCGGAGACGCTCAGAAGGAGCTCGCTCAGAACCGGACTGGCATTCTGAATCAGGTCGCTCAGATGCTGAACCAGGCTGGTACGGACTACACGAGTCAGTCGAAGGATCTGTCTCAGCAACTCGCAGATCTTGCCAACATGCGAGGTTCTGACATGTCTTCGACGCTCATGGACTTGCAGGATGCTCAGACCGAGCGGGATCGACAGGCTGCGCTGGACGACTTGGCGAAGCAGATTCAGCTCGGGACCCTCAATATTCAGCAGGGTCAGCTCGCTCTGAGTCAGAAGGAACTAGACATGACTGGAGGCCAGAATGCCTTCAACAACAGTCTTGCTCTGGCTCAGCTTGACCTTCAACGGCAGCAGCTCCAGCAGCAGATCGCTACGGCTTCGGATCCGATGGTAGCTCTACAGGCCCAGGCCAAGCTCCAACTCACCCTCGCACAGATCGAGAAGACAAAGGCTGGTACGGTCAACGGTGGAAAGCTCGAAGGTGGTCAGGTCGGACTAAACTCGTTCTACCAGTCTATCGGAGCGAATCCGACCTTCCAGCAGAACGTGTCCTCGATCATTTCTGACGCCTACGCTCAGGCTCAGAATCCGGCATCCTTGAATCAGGCTCAACAGGACCCGTACATGAATGCCATGAGAATCGCTGATACATACAAGCTATCCCGTCCCGACCTCGTGAAGCAGGCTTTGACCATCTACTTCAAGAAGTTCTAGTCCGGGAGTTACGTGGCGAGGATCTGGGATCCAAAAAGAAACCAGTTCATCGAAGTAGGTCCGACGGCTCGTCCAACACAGAGCCAGTCGGCCAATCGAGCACGCTCCATGTCAGAACTTCTTCGATTGGATGCTCAAGTTCGGTCACAACGTCTCAAGGCGCAGGGGTTTGGTGTTGAGCCTCCTAAGGCTAAGTCTCCTTCGATTCTTGGACGAGTTTTTGATGTTTTGAGTCGTCCAAATTACGCCGTCTCTGAGTTTCTTACATCAGGACTAAAGGATCGTAAAGAAGGTCACGGTGGATTTCTAGGACTCGCATCAGTAGACGATGCTTTTAGAGGTGGATGGAAAGGTCTTCAAGGTAAAAAGAAGACCTCGATGTCTGATTACCTTAAAGAGCAGGGAATGCCTGGCGGATGGCAGCGAACAGTTCTTGGTTTGGGTCTCGACATAGTAACTGATCCGACTACTTACGTAGGTACTGGTATCATTGGTAAGGCTGACGATGCTGCCAAGTTCGCTACTAAGGCAATGAAGGTCGGCGAGCTCGCAGTTGATGCAGAGAAGATTGCGTCGAAGGCTGGTGAGGTCACTCGCATTGGATCAAAGGTTGCTGATGCCAAGAAGGCTGCGGTAGCTGCTGAGCGTGTCAAGGCTGGTGGGAAGCTCAGCGTTGAGGGCCTCGAAAAGGCTGTTCGTGCAGGGGATCAGGTTCTGGCTGACTACGGTCTAGATGTCGCCAAGACTGAGCAAGCTCGACTGCTGGCCACCCACCAGCCAGCCGTAGCACTCAAGATCGGCGGACGCCCTGTCATTGCCTCCAAGACCCTGTATGGAGCTACGGCTGCGGTTGGAGATATCATCGGTAGTACTCCTACTGGTGAGGCAATCGCTAAGGCGTTCCGAACAACTCGTGCGTTCCCTGGCAAGCTCAACATCGTGAAGGCCATTCATGAGAATGAGTCTGCTGTAATGCTTCGTGATGGCCTACAGGGCCTCAAGGACACCTTCAAGGGAACCTCAAAGAAGCAGCGTGAGGAGCTCGCTCACTACATCAGAACCGGCACGACTCACCACGATCCGGCAATGCAGGATCTGATTGAGAAGTCTCGTTCGATCTTCGGAGACATTGCTGACGAGGAACGAACTGTGCTCGGTCATGTGGACAGTGTCGCTGATCCAAACTACCTCCCGACTGTCTACTATAAGGGGAACCACCTCAGGACGTTCGATGACGTCATTGAGGCAGAGCGCAAGGGGTATAAGCAGGTAGACGACGTCGCCACGCTACTCGGCTGGAAGATCATGAGTCATCGCAAAGAAATGGCGAAGATGACCATGGCCGAGGACGTAATGAAGAACTTCGGCTTCAAGGTAAGTGGTGAGAACACTCCCATTACCGAAGCTATGGCAAAGGGTGGAGCACTCACCAATAAGGTGCCGAACCGCTACATTCCGAAGAATTACTACTTCGATCGAGACATTGCTGACGGCGTCAAGAAGCTCTTTCAAGTCGTAGATAACGACGAGGACACTCGTCGGTTCATGCAAATCTTCGATCGAGCCCAGGCGAACTGGAAGTGGATGGTTACGGCTCCGTGGCCGGGATTCCATGCCCGTAACCTCATGGGTGACGTCTGGAACAACTTTCTCGATGGGGTGGTCGATCCGACCATTTACGGAAAGGCTTCTCGAGTCGTTAGTGATCACCTGGGTGACGTGACGTTCAAGGTCGGTTCCACAATTCTTGATAAGAGTGAACTGAACCGACTCTACAACGCCATGGGCCTTCGGTCCGGCTTCCTGCACTCCGAAGTGGACGTTATCCCGCATGGCGTGGGCGGAGCACTCCGCTCCACCAAAGACGCCATGACCACCCTGTCGGAGAAGCGTGAAGACTTTGGTCGAATGGCTCATTTCATGAGTGCGATGCGGGATGAAGCTAAAAACGTCCCGAAGAACATTGCACCAGAGTCTCGACTGAACTGGATCGCTGATAAAGCAGCCGAGCGAGTCCGAAAGTTCAACTTCGACTACAACGACTTCACACCGTTCGAGAAGACCAAACTGCGTCGGGCGATTCCGTTCTATTCGTGGATGCGAAAGAATGTTCCTCTACAGCTCGAAATGCTGTTCACTCGCCCGGGCCGCATGGCTATGGCTCCGAAGGGGCTTCGTGCGATCTCCTCTCTTATGGGAGTGGACCCTAACGACGAGCCGATGCCTGGTCTCCAGAACGTCATCCCGCAGTGGCTGACTGAGACTGCTGCACCATTGGTAGGGATCGGTGGTCCCGAGAAGGATCCCACCTACTTGAATCTCGCAGGTCCCTGGCAGGACATGACGAAGTACATCGAGGGTCTGGATGACGCAGCGGCAGCAATCGCCCGCAAGGACTTCGATGCTGCGCTCTCGTCAGTAGCATCTGGCCCTGGGCAGGAGATTCTGTCCGGTGTCACCCCGTTCGTTCGGACTCCGTTTGAAATGGCTACTGGAAAGCAGCTCTTCTCAGGCGCTGACATTCGAGATAACAGCGACTACATCATCAGCCAGTTCGGTCCGGCTGGTAAGTTCTTTGTAGACTCTCACCGTCCCCCGGAAGCTGCTCAGGGAGTAGTTGAACTCAACATCGGTGGAAAGAAGATCAGAATCCCTCAGTCGATGTTCAACAACCTCACTGGCCTTGGAGTCACCAAAGTAACTCCAAATGCTATGAAGGGAGAACTCCGCAGGCAGCAAGATCCTCTGCAGAGCATTATTGCCGAAGCCAAGAAGAGGCTGCAGGAGCAGGGCAATGGCCGATAGGGATTACGCAACCGAAGCGTTGGATGCTCTTGCGCCGATCCGAAAGGCTTTCGAGGACCGTGTCGCCCGCCGAACGTCTCTCGGCATCATTCAGCCGCCCCCTGTAGGAGATACGAACCTTGCGAGTTCTCAGCAGGTTGTTACGCCTCAGGGCGATGAGACAGATGTCAACCTTCTATCAGCGACTTTTAACCAGCAACTCAAGAAGTTCCTACAGGCCGCTGGGAAGAGGGTGTCCGTCACTAGCCAGAAGAGAGACACGGCGAAGCAGACGAAGCTCTGGAACGAGGCTCTGGCCAAGTATGGAACGTCTGATCTCGCTAGAAAGTTCGTGGCCCCACCGGGTGGTTCGTATCACGAGAAGGGAGAGTCTGGCTTGGCTGCTGATCTTCATTTCCTCGATGATGCTTCCCGCCAGTGGGCACATCAGGTTGCTGACCAGTACGGCCTCTACTTCCCTCTGGACAATGAGCCCTGGCATGTCGAGCCAGTCACGACAAGGAGTCTCCGTGCAAAGAAGAAGTAGTACGGGTGACAGCCCTCAGCAGGGTTTCAAAGAGAACAAGCGAAGGCGTGACTACATCACTGAGGCTTTGAACGCTGTCGCCAATGGTGCACAAGCACTCGGGCCAGGTGAGCATGCACAAGCTTTCACTCAGGGACAGGCTGCCCCTATGAACCCGAATGCGGCCCTGTCAGCCGTCAAGCAGGCCACTGTGGCCGGCCCACACACCGGTGTTTCGCTGACCGGAGACAATGATCTGGACTGGCTCATTGACCATGAATCAGGGAACCCGTCAACTCCGACGATCGAATACAGCACGACTGCCAAGAACCCGAAGTCCAGCGCCTCAGGACTAGGGCAGCTCATCAAGGGGAATCGGGAGGCGTACGGACGCCAGCTCGGGATCGACCCGAATACTCTTGACTTCGGGGAACAGCTCAAGATGATGGAGCTTTACATCAAGAATAGGTACGGGACACCAAAGCGTGCTCGCGAAGTTTGGGAGCAGCAAGGGTGGTACTAAGGAGTCCGGTACGTATTCTTGACGTAGAGCTATCGTGGGTATTCGGACAAACACTGGCTGAAAAGGTCAGTAGTTCTCTCCCATGGTTCATGAACTTCGACCTTTGGAAAACAATCTCCGCTTGGGTTGGAGTCTTTGCTGCTCTCTTAGCAGGAGCTCTCTACATTCACCGTAATGCTGTTTCCCCGTGGATTGCAAAGCCTGTCGCAAGAGCGATCCATAATGAACTCCAAGACCATATCGAGCTAATCATCTTCTCGGAACCGATGAAGTCACAGCTTCGAGAAATGATTCAAGAGGAGATCGTGGTAGGTAATCGGCCTGTCATGGATCTTCTGAAAAAGCACGATAGAAGGCTCGATCGTCTTGAGAAGGGTCAGCAAGAAGTCCTCGAAGCTACCATTAGGGGAGACAAGAAGTGACAGTACACATCGAAGACATCATGCTTTTCGCCATTGCACAGTCTGGTGATGAGTATGTCTATGGTACAGAGGTAAATCCTTTGTATCCAGACAGTGACAAGTGGGACTGCTCTGAACTCTGGCAGATCGCTGGACTCCAGGCCGGAATGAAGAGCTTTCCTGATGGATCTCGATACCAGTGGGACTGGGTCAAGAAGGCCGGTCGTCAACTCAGCGTTCACCAGGCTATGCACACCCGTGGAGCACTCCTGTTCATTAAGGAGTCTAACGGAATTGTTGGACACGTCGTCGGAGCCATCGGTGATGGTGTTCACACAATTGAGGCGAAGGGGAAGAAGTATGGAGTTGGAATTTTCAACTCCTCAGAAAGTCGGTTTGACTTTGCTGGACTGATTCCTGGAGTGGACTACTCACCTCGGAAGCTGCTTAAGCCACCCTACCCGAAGAACTTCGTCAGTGAACTCACAATCCCTGATGGTTCTGGAGGTTGGTATCAGACGCTCGATGGTGGCATCGTCACTTGGGGCGTGGCTCCATTCTGGGGCTCGTACCCTGGTCTTGCACCGTCAAAGAGACAGGGCACAAGAACTTTCCCGAACGCCCTGCGAACTCGTGTTGGAAAGAAGGGATACATCCTAACTTCCAACCGGGGTGAGACGTACACGTTTGGTCCAGATATCCCCTACCCGTAAGGAAGCGATGAACAACAACTTTCTAAGTAAGCTCAAGGACGAGCCGATCGCCCTGATCGGCTTGATCGCCGCCATCATCATCATCTTGCGAGTCTTCCACATCGTGGAGATCTCGTCAGATCAGAAGGACGCCATCGACGGGCTCATCATGGCCCTGTTTGTCTTTTGTCGCTGGTTGGTTTACTCACCCAGCACAGTAGACGATCTGCTCGATACCCAACAAGTGATGGTCCGTGATCAAACACTCGAAGACGTACGGTCACTAGCTCCAAAGAAGACCACGTCCAAGAGGACGAGTACAATGAAGAAGGCCGCCCCGAAATAATTCTCGGGACGGCCTATTGACTTCTTCTCTACAGGGTGGTTGGCTGTTCGAGGATGGCCACCACCCTGGGAGAATGAGAATGGACTGGACTGGCGCAGCCTGTAGGGAACCGGGTGCACCGTCAAAGAGCGTGTTCTTCGCCGACGACAGAACGAGTCAGATTAAGGCTGAGCGTTGTTGTCATAGTTGCATCATTCGTGCCAGATGTCTAGCATTCGCACTCGGAGATCCTTCTACCCAAGGCGTATGGGGAGGAACTGACGAGACTCGTCGATCAACGATGAGAGCGTTACTTGGGCCAAACCCTGGTACACTGCTTCTGGCACTTGCAGCTGACTCCAATAGCAGGAACGAACATTTCAACTCGTGAGTGGTTCTCCGGCTTCTTGTTGTAGTCTCTGCACTGCCAGACCTCGACAATTCCTTGCTTCCGCATTTCCTCGTCGGACACGTACCCCTTGATGCCACCGACGTTGTAGCCAGCAGCCTCAAGCAGCTTGATGCTGTCCATGAGCTTGCGTCTAGGCACCGAGATACAACCCGTTTGTGTGGTAGTACCACCGGACATGGAGTAGTGCGTCCTTGGCGTGTCGCTGAGGATCCTTCGAGTTCTTGTTGTACGGCTTGCCAAAGACGAGCTGGTTCGCCATCCCCTTATGATGAGGGGACTGCAGAACGATCTTGACACCCTTCATCTTGGCAAAGAACTCGAGACTTCCGATAATTCGGAGTGTCTCACCTTTGTCCCATTCGTGGGACCATCCGCCGGTCATTGATCGTGGGAGGATTCGATAGTCCTCGACCACCATGACCTCAGGCGGTTCGTATTCATGGATCAGCCAATCATCGAGATCGTCCCGTTCTAACTGACGAATCTCGATAGGCTTGATACCATCGAAGAGAGCGACTCCCGTGGTTCCACCAGGATCGAACCCATCAACTCTCATGCTGCCTCTAGAGTCTTGGCCGTGCCGTAGTTGATGACCTTCCCTGAGACTGTGAATGGCACAGGGAACTTCCCTGTCCGGTGCGGCCACTCCATCGTCTCTGTGATCTCCTCAAAGATTCCGTCCACCAAGGACTGAGGCATCTCGTCAGCCCGCACCAGGAACCATAAAGAGTCATGTACCTGTAGGAGCATACGGTAGAACTTGAAGTCCTGTTGCCGATGAATCAGGCGCATGGACTCGTTGATGATCTGAGCAGCTCCACCCTGGCAGATCGAGTTGAAAGCCTTGCGAGCCAGACAGTGGTCGATCACGCCATGACGACGGCAGAACCTCTTCTGGATTCTCCGTTGACGGCCATTCCAGTAATTGACGTACCCTCGCCCCTTCATCATCTGCTCAGCATCCTTACTGACTTTCTTGAAGCCCGGATACTCGGAGTAGAACTGATCGAAGAAGTTCTGAGCCTGATCCATGAATGCTTCCGGAGGAAGGCGACGCTTTGTGGTCTGCCACTCCAGTCGGGACAACGTGTCTGCGAGGGTGGTTACCTGACCACCGTACAAAACAGTATAGAGACCGTGCTTGGCCGTCTGACGACTTGTACCGAGAAGGTCACCATTTGCTTGGTGTACGTCCACCTTCTCAATGAACATCTGCTGCATCTTCTCGGCCCTGGCGTAGATACAAGCGATCCGAGCTTCGATCTGGTCGTAGTCGAATTCAACCATCCAGTAGCCAGGATCGGGCATGAGCATCCTGCGAGCTGGGAAGTCATCGACGTTCCGAGGCATCTGATGAAGATTCGGATGTGACGAGGACTGACGACTGGTACGAGTACCAATCTGGTTGAATGTGCTATGTAGGCGGCCGTCATACTGCGACTTTACGGTCCATCCGTCGTACCAGGTGGAATTAGCCTTGACAAGCCCTCGATATTCCAGTACAAGGTCTACAAGAGGCGTACCTTCGTACAGGTTCAATGTCTCTTCGTCCAGTACCGGGATACCCGAAGGGAAGTCAGATGTTCGATCCTTGGTCACCTCGGAAGGGGGTGTCAGCCCTAGACCTGTTGGAGGAGATAGGAACAACCTACGAGCCAGTTCGTTCCGCTTCCCAGGATCGAACCCCATGTCATCCTCGAGCACACGCATCTGCCTTTGCGTGTCTTTCGAGAGTTGAGCGGCGAGGTCCCTATCGACTGCGATCCCTTCTCGCTCCATGTAGTACAGCAGTCGAGTGAGTTCAGGCTCATCCCGCAGCCAAACGTCCCACAACCTGTAGGACTCGAGAAGAGCCTTCAAAACCGGGAACGCCTTGTACGTGATCTCAGCGTCACGACAGGCGTAACTCTCAATTGCAGCGGGAGCCAGTTTCCAGTACTCTGACTTGGGAACTGGCTTTCCGTTGTGCTTGAGGATCTCTACCTTCCCCATGCCTAGGTGCCGCTGACCGATTGAGTCGAGATCGTGATCGCTCTCCTCGTCGGCGTAATGGTCCATAGTGGCGATGTCGTAAATCTCGCCAACAGGCTTCCCCACCGCACGAGCGGCATCCTTCGACTCGATGATCCACACGTCGTCCATGGCAAACATGTGGCAGTCGAACTTCTGGTTCTGGAAGATCAGCTCCGTCTCAGGACGTTCAAAAGCTGGCTTCAATTCCCGCAACCACTCCAATGGAATGTTGTCGCTCACATCGAAAAGCGACTCACCTGGCTTGTGACGGAACGGGAAGTAGAACGACATGGAGTAGCCATTCATCCCAGGCATGTCGCAGTACGTAGAGAACCCAGCGATCCTGTGACCCTCGAAAGGACGCAGACCGTTGGTCTCTGTATCGACTGCGATCAGCCGAGAGTCCATAAGGACGGTTCGTGCTGCTTCAAACTGTTCTCGAGACTGAATCAGCATGACTTCCTACAGCTCGAAGCCGGCGCTAGGGCCTTCTGGCTTCTCAGGTGTCTGTTGCCGCTCACTTGGTTCCTCCCCAGGTTCCTCAGTCAGCCCTTGTTCTTCTGCGATATCCCACTGAACCTCGATCGGAGTCTTTCCGCCGATCATTCCGACCTTACGAGTCATATGAAGATAACCGTCTCGTTCAACAAGGAACTTGGAAGGCTTCTTCGCCAACCGCAGCTTCAATGGAATGAACTCTAGTTGGTTCTCGATCTGTGTTTCCCACAGTGCGGCGACAGTAGTAGCTCGTGCAGTCAGGTATTGAGAGCCGAACACGTCAGCCAACTTGTTGGGTTTCTTGTTCTCGCTTTGAGCCTTGCGATGATGGTGAATATACCAAGTGAACGCTCCGAACCGTTGACGAAAACGGTCATTCCAGTCCATGACGTTCTTGACATCAGACTCATTGGTTAGTTCACCCTCGGTAGTTGACCCAAGTGAGTCAATCACTACACCATCCAGCTTCAAGTCCCCGACGATCTCCTCGATCATCTTCTTCTCAGCTTCACGATTGATGTAGAGCGGCTCACCTAGCGGGAAGAATTGGAGTGTCTCTTCCATCCACCGCTGTTCTTCCTCAGTGTACCTTCCGACCATGGTCATCAGGAACTCTTTGATGTCGGCGAGTCCCATTTCTAGGGACAGGAAGCCGATCTTCAAGCCATCCGAGTTAACTTCACGGTCCAGGTACTTCTTTCCGAGAGCAAAGTGCATGCTTGCCCCGAGGGCTGTTTGAGTCTTACCGACGCCCGAATGCCCTGTAAGAAGCATGTAGCCAGCCTTCTGGAGCATTCCGTCCCATACCCACTCCAGCTTGATCTCTGTACGAAGAAGAGTCAGCAGACCCATTGGTTGTAGCTTCGGAGTCTCTGACTGCGATCCTTCGTTCTTGAAAGGATGCTTCTGGCGAGCGATAGTGACGATCTCACCTAGCCGTTGCATTCGATCACGACGATCCTTGAACTTCCCCCACCGCTCGTCAGCATTAAGAAGAAGTGCGACCATTTCCTCGTTGGTCATATTCATTTCAGCACAGAAGTATCCGAGCTGCATTAGACCTGAGGATCGCTGACCCATAGGCTGCCCTTGAGCAAAAAGGTCTCGTGCTTGCTTCGTCCAATTGTACTTGAACACGACGTCTTGAACGTCGGGGATCTCTCCGAAAGACTCTAGATCAACTAGCGGAGGAGGTTCAGGGAGACCTTTGAACAACCCTACAGGTAGGGTCAGGTCATGGTGCCACTCGACAACGGTGACTTCACGTTGTCTCTTGTGGTTGAAGGTGTTGATCGGACGTAGCACTTGGGAGGAGTCCCAACCGGAAGCATCCGCACCGAACATGTACGTCATTGCACGGTTGACATGCTCGATCTCTTCCCACCCTACGAGTTCATCAACACGCCAGTACCAGTGCTCGTGACCTTCCTGGCTGGACATAACTCTGAGACTAGGGTTGGGCAGACCATTCAGATTCTGTGGAGTTTCACCGTCGAACTCGACCCAGAAGACTCTTGACCCTTTGACGTCTGCCTTGGTGGCAGAGTCCGTGGTATAGAGTGCTGGAGCGTAATATACCTCTACCTTGTCTCGATTGACGAGACAGTGTTCGATGATGGCGTTTCTTTGCGTTGGCCACTCGAAGAAATCCTGCGACCACGCATTGGTCTGTCGATCTTTGAGTGCTACATAGACGTACCCGGTCTCATTCAGGTACATCCAGTCGAAGAAGTCACCGAGCTGTGACGCTACGGCGTTCATGGCCTCCAACTAATCGTCTCCGTGGCAGAGTGATGAAGTGACCCGAATAGAGTCAGTAGTAGTCGAGACTCCCAGGACCCCGATCCATCGCTCGGGAAGAATCTCGACTACAACTGGCCGTACTCAGGGGCGGACCGTCCGTACGTGGCCCTGTGCGGCCGTGCTAGCCCGCCCGGTGGACGGTAGCACGGCCGCACAGCAGCCCGCTAGATGCTGAATCCGGCGCCTGCGGGAGGCGCCTGGGCGCCCGGAGCGGCGAAACCAGCGCCGCCCGCCGCCGGAGCCGAGGGGTTGTACGGGAGGAACTTCTTGATCCGAGCCCTGGGCTCGTTGCCGGAGTCATCGTGGTCGACGAGGAAGCGGACCTTGTAACCCGGCCACTCCTTGCACTTCTGCATGAGCGAGATCGGACCTTCCGGAGACTTGCCGTCGATGGCGGTGACGGCCCCCTTGACCATCTCACCGGTGTTGGGCGTCACGTACATCTCGTACCAGACGAACCGACCTTCGTACCCAGCGTTGTCGACCACCTCGGCGGAGTCGACCTGCACCGCGAGGTTGACGAACGGGGTGCCCTTCTGACTCGAGCGCTTCGGTTCGGCCTTGACGATCGTGCCGATGTAGGTACCGATAGGCACGAGATCGGTCTTGATGAGTGATGCGTCCTTGATCTCGAACGGGTTCTCTGGATCGAACCAGTCGGCGGAGGTATCGGTCATGTCAGGGTCACGTCCTCTTCGTAGTCGTCCAGTCTCCCCAGCTCGTTGGCATCGAGGATCTGCTGGAACGTCGGGTTGATGAGAAAGGATTCGTCGAACTTAATGCGAGTCTTCACTCGCACCAGGGCCGACGGCTTCACTTGCAGCTTGCGGACCTCGCCATGCTGAGACGCCTCAGACGTCAGCCTTGCAACGAGATCGAAGATACCAGCCATCGTCTCCGACAGCTTGACCGGCATGGATGGACGGACGTACGTCAGCTTGGAGCCTTCGTCAGTCGTCTCCACCTCGTGAGCGAGGAACACGATGGTACGATCCATATCACGAAACGCAGACACCATCTTCCTCATGATCTCACCGTTGATGAGGTAGTCCTGCTGATAGGGAAGGTTGGGGTTACGAGATGCGTCTCGAGACGATGCCTGCTGGAGCTGACGATCCATCGCCTTGTGCCGAGCCTCGGTCAGAGAGTCAATCACGATGGTTTCAGCCCAGGGGAAGGCGCCACCCATGAGGTCTTCCACCAGCACGGGAAGCTGGTTGAAGTCACTCAGGGGAAGGACCTTCACCTTGCGCAGTTCGGGATGGTTGACCAGGGACCTAGTCGAGTGCTCGATGTCTACATGAAGCACAGAAGGTGCCCCAGCAGCGAGCACCGTCTTGCCAGCCCCTGGCGGTCCGTAGATGAGGATCTTCGGCGGACCGACGTTCTCCTCAGCCGTGACGACCAACTCCTCCAACCGGGACCGGGGGGGCCCTGTAGGAGCGAGGTCAGTCACCTCTTGCATTTCACTTTCGTCTGTCACTGCACTCCCTAGCTTTGCTCATCACGAGCATCTGGCTTCTTGGGCGTGGTCTATGATACTGGATACTTACACGTACGTCAAGAGGGACTCGGGAGGGTTTCCCGAGTCCCTCTGAGCGTGATCTTGCTACTGCTGGTTCGTAGCAGCAGCCGGGGTGGTGGGGGGCTTGGTCACCGGAGCGTCGATCCCCGACTTTTGCGAGGCGAAATATCGCTCCAGCTCGGTGATCGCACCGGACTTGACCGGAACAACGAGGAGCTCACCAAGCTCCGACTGCATCACAAGGATGTCCCCACCCAGGACATCCTTGTCGACCTTGATCTTCTCGATCATCAGTCGCCGAGGAGGACCTCGGACGGCGTGACGTTCCCCTCGAGGAGGTCGTCGAAGGTCTCTCGAGCCAGGTGCTTCGTCCGGGTCTCCTTGGTCGCCGTGTCCTTGATGGTGATCTCCACCATGTCCGACGTATCGGTGATCTCCTCACCCGTTACGTCATCGGTGTACTTACCCTCAAACATATCATTACTCCTTGTCTGCTCGCTAAGGCCAGCTAGTGAGTATACCGATAGAGAGGCTGTCCCGTGCCACGGGCTCTAGCCGGTATACTCACTAATTAACCCTAACGATAAGCCTCTTTGAGGACGTAGTCTCCGTCCATGATGCTGTTGTGGTGGACCCCCTTGAGCTCGAAGAGACAGGGGGCGTTGAAATCGCACATCTTGCAGTCTCGCCGAAGCGATTTGCGAAGCGTGTCCGACTTCCGGCCAAGGATATCCTCGACCACGTACCCAACCTCCCGAAGGATGTTGAGCAGTTCTTGCTTCGTGCGGCTGGTTCGTTCACGCACGAAGAGCTTCTCGTCAGCGACCTTCGCCTTGTCCTTGTAGTCGTAGACATTCAGGCACTCGAACTCCAAACCATGGATGTCGAGTCCAGCCTCGATCAGGCCAGCGGCGTACAGGGGAAGCTGAGGGTCCATCATCGCTTCGACAGGGGTGATGGGCTTGGACGAGAAGGTCTTGTAGTCACGGACCCAAATCCGGCCCATCTCGTCGACGTACACCTTGTCGATGTATCCCTGGATGATGAAAGGAACTCCGTTCGGAGAAACGACGAACACCTCGAAATGGAACTCAATCATCGGCTCTCCCTTGAACTTCAAGGTGGTGAAGCCGTAGTCACGAGCATCTTGCAAATCGAGGTATCGCTTGGTCACCCATGAGACAATGGCGATGTTCGTCAGATCGTCACCAGTCAACTCGGGATCAGCCATCCAGCCCTTGACGATCTCAGCCCTGGTGTTCTCGTCACCACCATCTTCTGTCAACTGAAGGATCTTGTGCACTCTCGTTCCGATGTCGAGAGAACGCTTCTTCTTGGTAGACTTCCACCCCTCAAGGTGACTGAGCTGCCAGGCAAACTGACAACGGTCCCACTGGAAGAACTGGCTGTGCGAGATCACCGGCACACCGTAGATCGGATGCAGCAACGGAACAGGGAGGTTGAACTCCCCGTTCTTGTCCTTCCAACCCTGGATGTACGAAAGCCACTCGTCAGACAGGTTTAGCGGAACCGTCTCAGCGATCTTCTCTAGCGAAGACTTCTCAGACATTAGCTGCGAACTCTCGCTGCTCATCCTGGGTGTAGTCACTAACCGAGCCGGTCGGGTAGGCGAACGAAACGGAGTCAGCCGTACGGACTGGCGAGACCTGCCAACCGTACTTGGTGTTGTTGATGTAGTGGACCTTCTTGTAGGTCTGTGCGAGACGCTTGGCCTCGTTGATGACATCCTGCATCTGCAACATGCTGAATCTCCTTGTTAGACACTCAAGTGAACCTACAAGGTAGGGGCGGGCGGAGTGGGGAAGTCCACCGGCCATCGCCCTGTAGGTTCGCTTGAATGTTCAGCCTGATTGCTAAGGCTGAGACACTCGGACGGTCAGTACGTGTACGAACCGTCCTTGATGCCGCCGACAAGCTGCTCCTTGTCCGAGTCGGACAGGGCCTTCCACTCCTCGGCGAAGTCGGCGAGGTTCTAGCCCGGGAGCTTCCCGAAGAACTTCATCGCCGTCCCGACACCCGACTCTGCAGCCATGACACTCTCCTTGATCTTGAGACGCACCCTGCGCCTTCCAATCCATTATAGACCAAGCCATAGGTCTTGGTCAAGGAGTATTTCTGATGAGCATTTGTGCTCAAACGCAAGAAAGCCGGGACCGAAGTCCCGGCTTTCTCACAACCTGCCACGGTTGGAACTACGAGGCGGCGGGCGCCTCCACCTCGGTGGCCGGAGCCTCCTCGGTGACCTGAGCCTCCGCCTCCGGCGTGCCGGCGTCAGCAGCCTCGGCCTCGTCCGAGCTGGACGCAGCCTCCAGCTCGGCCACCCGACGAGCACCGACCTTGCGACCGTTGGGGAGCGTGACCTCCCAGGTCTCGTCCTCGCCGAACTTCACGTTCTGGCTGGCGATGAACTCCTTGAGCTGCGCCGTGCCCCAACGGGCCTTCTCGTCGTCCATCTCGCCGGCGGCCTTCGGGCACCCGGTGGTGGCGTAATAGGCCAGCGAAGAGAAGGTGTTCTGCGAGACCGGACGGTCCTTGCCGTCGAGGGTGAACTGGTAGCCCTCACGGTTCTTGCCCGACTTCGAGCTGGAGCCGCCCTTGCCACCGCCACCACCGGCCCGCTTGGGCTCCTCGACCGCCGACGTGTCGACACCGACCGAGTCCAGGATGTCCTTGAGGGCTCGGAACTGGCCGAGCTCGTTCTTGCGCTGCTCCCGCAGGGCGTTGACCTCGTCCTTGGACAGGGTGGTCGTGGTCTCCGCCACCTTGGCGGAGACGATCTCGGTGATCTTCTCACCGAACTTGTCGTTGAAGGCGTCGCTGAACTTCTCGCCGATGCCGATGAGCAGGGTCAGGTCCTGCTTGGCGAGCTGGTCGAGGACCTTGTTCAGCAGGCCGTCGATGCTCTCGGCGTTTTCCGCCACGAGCGACTCGGTGACCGCCTTGATGGCCTGCTTCTCGTTGCCGTTGGCCGACGCCAGCTTGGCGTCGATCTCCTTGATCGACGCCGCCTTGGTCTCGAGGGCGTTGATGTCGATGGTGACTGAGGTAGGTGCCACTTGACTTACTCCTTCTCCTGGGGTGCCCCGATGGCACTTCCCAACAGGGACATTCAACCATGGGTTGGTCTACTTCGTCAAGTGATTCCTTGCACTTCGCGTCGGTACTTCGGCCAGTACGTCAAGCCAAGATACGTCCAAGACTGCCATGGAGCCGAGACCGGATCACGGTCAAAGAACTCCTGAAAGGAGCACGCCCAACACAGTTCTTCGGTCGGGCTCGAGAAAGTCCGACCACAATCCTCGCACATTCGTTCATGCTTCTGCCATACGAGGAACGCAGGTAGGCCACAGCGAGCATGCACAAACACCGGCCCACCACTCCCTGTAGGAGGTGGTGGGTACCTGGTGTCTGCGAGCCACCCATGTCCATCGTCCTCGTACTTGCACTTGCAAAAATCGTTCTTAGGAGGAGCTTCGTTCATACTCCTCATCTTCTTCGATCAGTTCGGGACAGTCCACGATGTCGTGGAGCCCTCCGCAGTTATCACACACTACCATCACGCCCTCGCTAGAAGAATGAGTATGACGATGAAGATGAGCCAAATCACGCCGTTGCTTACCACAGTTTAGGACCGTACCCCTGCTCGTCCTCGAGAACTGATACGCCGATGTCGGTCTGTTGATCTCTCATTTTGTGACAAGATGCACAAAGCCACTCGAGGTTGGCTGGATCACAGTCACGGAGGATCTTATTGATGTGGTTCGCTTGAAGGACACCCATGCCGGGGTAAAATCCACCAGGGGCCTCTACTAGAAGGGGGCTCCGTCCGCATCCGTGCTCACGAACAGAGCCGTCCATATTGGAGCCACAGAAATACGGACGCCCTTGTTCGATGAGGATCTTACGCGCCCGTTTCCTGTAGGTTGAGCGTGGGTCCTCAGGTTCCTTCTTTACCACCCGTTCGGAGGAGGGTCAATCAGAACGGTTTCACCCGACTGAGCCTCGTAGCCCTTGTGGAATCCGTTGTGCCAACCCTGCATGTAGCACTCATGCTCACGGTCATCACGGATCCACTTCGTGATGAGTACACCCAGCAAGATTCCGAGCACGAACATGGCAGCCAGCAACGTCGTCTCAGGCATCCGAATCTCCTACAGGGTGATGGAGGTGGAAACATTGGCCGGGGTTGCACCTGTGCTCGTTACACTCCATCTGGCCGTGGGCGCGAGAGAATTGAGGCTCGACATCTTCTGGAGTTGCTCCGATAGCGACTTGGTCCCCGTGCGAGTCAGAGATTGACCAGCGCAACTCGAACATCGTCACTCCGGACAGGAGATCCCATCCGGTGCCTTTGCGCCTGGTCATCGTCCAGTTGGCGATGAGCGTGGCTGGGTTCTCCAAGTCCATCGCCATGACGTCACCGTTCTCGAACTGGATGTCGATCTTGGTGACCTTTTGAGGATGAATGGTCACTGCTTTACTTCCGTATCCCGAAGTGTGTCAATAAGACTATTACAGAAATAACGAGTGTCATCGACACTCCAGCCACGAGATCTGTCTGTCCGGTAGCATCGTCGAACCAAATTTTTGCTCGACCTAGACAGATCCTCCCATGTTGCTGAAAGCACAATACTACCCCTCATCAGTCGCTCACCACCTTCACCTTGCAGGCATCGAAGCACTCGTCACCAAAGACGTGGTGGTGAGTAAACACCACCGTACCGGGGCCTGCGGCACGAGCTTCCCGCATCCCGTTCGTCTTGACTTGCTGATCGCTCTCGCCGTCCCGCAGGTAGACGTGGACGGCCCTGTAGATGTTGCCGTCGGGCTCCGAACCGGACATTGGGTCCTCGACCGGCGGCCCCTTGTGACGCCGTGTCCTCTTACTGGGCGACTGCGAGATCATGTTACCCTGCTGTGCTGCCTTGATCTGCTCTTCGAGCGTCATCGGAACCTCCAGTGCTGGTTGAACCGGTGGCTCAGCAGGAAGATTTGTGACTCCGCCGCAGTCACAATCCTTCTCATCCCCTGTGTTGACAGACAGGCAGACTGCCTCGTGGATCATCAGATCATCCCCTCGTCGATCATCCGCCGCAGTTCAGCCTTCTCGATGGTACCTTCCGCCATGCCCTGCTTCCGCTCGTTGATGAACTTGATGAAGTTATCCACCGAGTCCACAGCGTGGATGATGTGGATCATCACTGGGTTCTCCTGACCCTGACGGTGGATACGGTCCTCCGCCTGCTCCTCGACCCCACGGTTCCACCACCTGTCAAGGAAGATGGCGTTCGAGCAGGCACCCTGCATGTTGAGACCCACACCCATCGCCTTGATGTTGCCGAGCACCACACGCAGATTCGAGTCCGGATCGTTGAACCGATCGACGATGTCAGACCTGCGGATCTCGTTCACACCACCAACGATGGTGCCGACCTCTACAGGGCGCTGGGTCACACCTTCCTCGGTGATGCTCGTCCACGTGGTGCCAGCCAACCGACGCTTGAGTTCCATCAAACCGTCGTTCAGCGTGCAGAACACGATAACCTTCTCGCCGTTGTCCATCAGCTCGGTGATGATGGTCATGGCCTCGTCCAACTTGGCTGCTTCCTCGCAGTCAACGGACAGCGTCGTGCCATCTTCACGCTCGATCTCGATGCCAGGCGGGTAGATCGCCATCTGACGGAACCGAGTGAGTTGTTGGAGGAAGTTGGTCATCACCAGCGATTCGCCGGCCTGCTCGTCCATCCAGATGAACAGTTTGTCACGAAGCTGGTTGTACAGGTCTCGCTGCTGCGGGAGCAGCTCGACCTCGTGCACGATCCACGTCTTCTCCGGCAGGTCCTTGAGGACCTCGTCCTTGCGCCGACGGATGACCATGTCACCCATCGACTTGAGCAGCTTCTCGCCAGCGTTCGGGCGGAACTCGAAGCCCTTGCCGAAGTTCCAGCAGTACTCGTTCAGGAAGCGGTACTTGTCAGCGAACCGACCCTGGTACTTGCCGTTGAGGGTCATCATGTGCAGCACGGCCCACAGGTCTTCTGGCTTGTTCAGCAGCGGAGTGCCCGTCATCGGTACCACGAAGTCCGCCTGTCGGCACAGGGTTTCGACGGCCTCGAACGTCTTGGTCTCGTCGTTGCGGTACTGATGCGCCTCGTCCGTCACCACGATGGGGAACTCGTAGTCCAGCATCCCCTCGGTACGGTTGAGCGTCTCGTAGTTGGCGATCACCACGGCGCCGTTGTCGTACCCGATCATCGCCTGGTAGCGCCTCACATCCGGGGACCCCTCGACCTTGACGGCCAACTCGCAACCCCATCGCTGGAGTTCCTTCATCGTGCTCGTCTTGATCGAGTTCGGGCACATCCACAGCACAGCGAGATCGCACGGCTTGAGATCGATCAGTGACAGGTCCACGTCGTCTGGCATGGCGAGATCCGGGAACTTCGCCATCCAGGCATCACGCTTGATGTTGACTCGGATCATCTCGATCATGGCCCATGCTTCCAGCGTCTTGCCGAGGCCCATCTGATCGAAGACAGCAAAGCCTCCGAGATCGTTCAGATACGCCTGCGCACCGAGACGGCTGGCCAGCCACTGGAACTCACGGATCGAGCCGGCCCAGGCGAAGTCGAACTCGTTCATCATGCTGTTGAACTGATCCTCAAGCTTGCCAGCTCGGGCCTCAGCTTCCAGCAGTTCGATGGTGTCACGGAGATCCTTCTTCGCAGACTCCAATGCACCTCGCTCTCGGTCAAGCTGCTGCCTGACCGAGTTGACTTCACGACGCAGTTCGGCCAGTACCTGACCAGAAGCGTCGATCTCACTATTGCGACGGTTCATCTCCTTCTGGATCTCCGCCGCCCAATCGGCTCGGTCCTGCACGAGGGTGTTGTGGTCATCCTCCTTGGCCGTGACGATGATGTTCTTCTCCTTGAAGACCGTGTCGATCGCCACCATCGACTGCTCGATCTGACCGAGACGCTCGATGATTGCCTTGATCGCAGGGTTCTCGATCCAGTGCTGAGGGACCACCGGCCCCAGATCGAAGTCGCTCATCGCATGGGCACCTTGTTCGTGATCCGACGGTCCTTCGTGATGAAGCAGGTGAACGAATGGGGCTCGAGGTCGATGAAGTCCTGGTCCCAGGGATTGTACTGCATGAGCGCACCGCAGTCCACGCACCGCTCGTAGTCCTCCTCGTAGGTCAGCTCGTAACCGAACGAGATGAACGCCATGAAGAACGAATGGCTGTCCCAGTTCTTCCTCTGACGCTCGACCACACACTTCACGCTGTCCGGAGAGTGGTGGCACACACCACGCAGACAGGCCAACGCAGTAGCTGCCTTCTCCTGCTCGATCAGATTCAGAGCAGCCTGGTCGTTAACCACTGCTCCGATCCCTTCGAGTCTGAACTGCATTGCCAACTTCACGAAAGTACTCCCTTCTAACCCGTGGCAGGGCACCAATAGACCTATGTCTAGTATGCGCCGAGGTTGGTCTACTGTCAACGAGTTATTCCTGAGGGTCTGGGAGGTCGCCACACGGACACTCAGGCCAAGTACAGACAGGCCCTGAACCAAATGAGCCAAACACCACTCCTACAGGTACACAATGACACCATACGACCGGCAGACCGAGGACTCTATCGCCGATCGCAGCGTCTGCAGCCTCAGCTACTACAAATTCCTCATCCCAAGGCTCACCATTGCTCATAGCCAGCGTCCTCTGCAATTCGATCCATGAGCTTGATGATGTCGTCTCGAATGTATCCGACTGGCATATACCAGTTCGGAAACAGCTCGTCGAACTCCAACACGTACCACTCTGGCTTCGGAGGTCCGTACTTCGGGCTCTTAGCGTTGAAGTCGATCTGTCGATTGAGCAAATCCAGCAATGGGCTATTCATCTGCTCAACTAGCACAGGTATGTAGTTCTCACGCAAGATCTTGTTCACATCCTGTAGTTCGAGAGGCTTCCAAGGCCTCCAGCGAGGATCTTCACCAACCTGACCATGCCATACCTGCGGGTCGTCTCGAATGACATGGGTGTGAGCCCCGAAGTGCTTCCAGTCGATCTTCACGTACTTATCTAGAAGCCTCATGCCTCGTCGCCTACGACCTGCGGCCTGTACTTCATGTCTCTCGAGTTGTACTCCGCCGCCAACATGGTCATTTCCCCCGGGTCCGCCGGACCGAACTGTTCAACGAACTTCTCGTTATCCTCGTCCCAGATGTCTGCCATCAGGATCTGCTCCAACCACGTCACCCACAGCTTGAGGAACCTGAGCAGCTGTCGGATCTGCGCCTTGGTCTCAACCGTGGTCACGACACCCCGAAGATGCCCCTGTCCGGACACGAGCCCGAAGGACCGCATGTACAGATGCGCCAGCGCTCGAGCAATCGTCCTGAACGCCAGAGTACCCGTAACCTCCGCCGCACCTGTCAGTTCCGACAGGGTGTAGGTCTGGCGGCCGTTGCCTCGATAGAGCAGGTGTCCCCGCTCATCTTCGTCAGCAATGCTCAGGAACTGCATCTTCCTGTCCTTCTTGTACGGCATCTCCTTGAGCCGTCCGGTTTTCACGAGTTCCTTCACGTCTCGGTAGACAGTCCAATAGGACGCTCCCCACTTGTCAGCGAGGTCTTGGACGGTGTGTGGTTCACGGCATACGTCGAGGATCATGGCCTGACGTTCAGGCGAGGTGTTTGCTGACAATTTGTTCTCCAGTTTGGAACGGTTTGCTGATGCGCTTTGCATGCATTGTAACTCATACTCGAGAACTTGTCAAGAACTTGTAACGAGTAATTGGAATGGCTTGGTGGGTATCTGCACAGGATGTCGAAAACCCAGGTCAGAGCGTTATATACAATTGCAAGGAATGGAAGAGTCGTGCTCGAAATGACAAATTCGCAGCGAAACGCAATCATGCAAAAGCCCTGGTCAGGAGGCATGAATTTCTTGCAGAGGTTTGCACAACATTTGCAAGACTAGCAAGTGCCAGCGTGGTAGCCAGCCCCTCTAAAGGGGGCTGGCACCGCGCCTTGCTACTCATCTCGCTCACTCGTACAGGCGACTAGGAGGCCAGTCTCAACGAGCGGTACCTTATAGAGCAACGAGCAACAAAGCATGACGAGTCTTGGGCCAAAGCGACTGCGAGACGAAGAAAGCCCGCCCCGATCCGAAGATCGGGGCGGGCTGGTTGACCGACTCAGGGCTGTCGTCCGAGTGGCCAGCTTGCGGGCCGGACACCCTGTAGGAATGCCCGGCCCACGTGCTGACTACTCGGCGCTGACGACTCGCATGCCAACGGTGACCTTGCCGCTGGGGGACTCGATGGCCCAGTCGGTGGCCTGCTTGACATCGACACCCTCGGACTTCGCCCACTGGACGAAGGCATCGGTCGGCATGCGCTTGCCGTCCTCCGAGAAGTGGTGGGACTGGTAGTAGACGAGCGAGGACAGCGTGTTCTGGCTATCCGGCTGGTCGGTGTGCTCACCATCGATCACCCGGTAGTACTGCGCACCGGAGACCTTGACGGTCCGGGTGGACGAGGAAGTACCACCCGAGGCCTTGCGTGCCTTGGGGATGGCCGGCAGGTCCTCGACCCCGCTGCCCTCGAGGATGGTGCGAAGGGCCTCGGCGTGCGTGGCCAGCACGGTCCTGGCCTCGACCATGGCCTTGACGTCGTCGGCGCTGCCGGCACGCTGCGCCTTGACGTACTCGTTCACCTGCTGGTCCATCCAGGCACGGGCCTGGTCGAGCCAGGACTCGACCGACTGGACAGCCTCGTACACGTCGCCGAACGTCCCGAAGCCGAGGTCGAAGGTCGGGTCACCGACGTCCTCGACGTCCATGATGGGCGTGCTCGTCTCGCCAGCGGGCATGGCCAGCAAGGTCGACTCGGCCTGGGCACGGAGGACCTTCTCGTCCCCCTTGACCTGCGTGATCTTGTCGTCGAGGGCCTCGATCTCCTTGATCTTGTCCTCGAGCGTGCTCTTACCAATCGTGACAGCCATTTGAAATGTTCCTTTCGAGTGGAATGTGGCAGGTTGTGGAGTAAGTTCTGCACGTGAGCAGCTACCAGGGCATGACGCCCGTGGCCCGAGGGCCTTTCTGCACAGCTCACGCTACCAGGGATCGGTTTCCCGATCACCGCCTTACAAGGATCACGATACGCCTCGGGCACGAGTATGTACATAGCGGTAGCGTTACAGTACTCGTAACGAGACTGTCACTATGGGAATGGTTCCCATTCTCATGTAACGGGTGTTACAGGGGATCGTATATCGTATACACAATCTCGATCCCCGATTCCGGAGTCCCGGTTCTCTGTGGGGGTGTTGCTACACCCCCGACGGCTAACACATTTCTAGTCTTTTAGACCAAGGTTATTTTCAATAAGTACTCCTACGTCTATTAGACCAAGCAGAAGGCCCCCACCTCGCAGTGGGGGCTCGTATCAAATTGCTCGGGAACGGTAGGTCATCGGGCAGGCTAATCACCCCCTTCGAGGTTGTTCTTATCAAGCAATGTGCTTCCTGGGAAGTCACGCATCAGGCGCTCAAGACTCAAATCGTGCGTGTTAAAAAAAAACGAAGTCTTGAAGTGCACATTGTTGATATGAACATTGTTGATATGAACATTGTTGATATGAACATTGTTGATATAAACACGATACCACAGGTTCAAACCGAGCTTCATCAGGTGGTGTTCAAGCTCTCCTGACACCCCTAGATGTGGTAGTTCATGTCCACGAGTCTGATAGCACTGAACATCCATGTCCAGAGCCCGTTCATTACAAAGAACACGCCCACACACATCTGGTACCTTATACGAGCCGTCTTGCACAAACGTCTCGATGGTGTAGTGCTTTCGTGGGATGTAGTACGGAGGTGTGGTGGGTGTTGCTGCCATGAACTCTAGGAAGCGTTCATCGAATACATACTCAAACCATGGGACAGTCGGTACACAGAACTCCTCATGGGGCTCGAACTCTGCTGCGCCGCACCGACATATCCACCCTGTAGGACGTTCTTTCCACAGAGGGCTGCGAAGAGTCGGGTGTAGAGCTGATTCAGGGATGCTGGGGTGGGGTGCGGGCATGTTGCTTCCTCTCTTCGTGGACAGCTAGAGCGGTCTCATAGAAAGTGCTGACGAACAGGTCGGGCGGCGGGCCGATGAGTGATTCGATGGCTTCGATGCCAACTCGACAAGTCTGGCGGTCGTCGAGATTCGGAGGGGTGTACTTGAACACGTAGCAGTCGTTGACCTGGTCGAACCAGTGCTCGACCCTGTTGGCCATTTCGTTCTCAGACGTGTTGAAGTAGCGGCGAGCCTCTTCCCACAGGGTGTCGACGAAGGCTTGCTCCCAATCAGCTCTAGAGTAGAACCGTGATCGCTGTGACAACGTGCTAACCTTTCTACATGGACTCAAATGAGCTTTCACTTAACGATCTGCGAAGGGCGTACTACGGGGCGGAGGCTGGAGAGAGCGTCGATGATGCTGAACGGGCGTTCTTGGCGGCGGCGTACGAGTCGGGCCTCACGGCGGCGACGATGGCGGCTGCTCTGATCGTGGTCGAGGCAGGTGACGATCCGGATACGGAGCGGCCGGCGGGAGCGTTGCTCGTCTACTGGATCTCGGACGAAGAGCCGACGAACGGACAGCCGGACGACCTGTGGTGGAACGGAGACGCCCTAACTGCGATTAGCTAAGACCTAGCTTCTTGGCTAGTTCGGGTGTGATCTGAATCTCGCCGTCTACAACAGTGACTTGAGGCTCCTTGGCCGGTTTCGGAGTCTTGGGTGCTTTCGGCTGCTCCTCTAGAGCTACGGAGCCGTCAGGGAGTCTGTTGACACGGTGGTGGTCGGGATGGCCACAGAGGGAGTGCTTCCACAACCTCTTGTCACACTCGACACACCAGTTTGGTTTGGTCACGTCACCTTCCAGGGTCGTTCAAGAGCAGGATGACCTGTCGCACTTCCCACACTTCCATCTTGGTGTTAGCCTCACTAAGAGACATGGCAGAGTCGATGTACTCTCCATAACGGTTGACGATTTTGATCTCTTCACTCTTACCGTCGTGAATGAGTCGATATCGTTCCCGGCCATGTCTCATAGTCATGCGAACTCCTACAGCCGCTTTCCGCCGTGGCGGTAGCCACGGGTCTCATTGTACTTCAGCTTCCGCTCGAACTCGGCACCGAGGTCGATTTCATAGCGGTAGCAGGTGTCCAGAAGTCGGACGAGGATGTCAGCAGCTTCGCTACCGACACCTTGCGGCTTGGGGAGGGCAGGAGCTTCAGGCATGTCACCCTCGTAGGTGACGTCGTCCGGGCCCCAGTCCCGGTAGGCCTCGAGCATCTCGCTGACTTCGCTGTGCAGGAGGGCCATGTCCTCGCCGAAGCGGCGATCTGACTCGAACCAGCCGTTGGCGACGTTCACCTCCACCACGGCCTCTGCGGCGTCTGCAAGCGCCTTGGTAAGCTCTCCGAACGCTGTGTAATGCATCTGCTCTCTTTCAGTTGAGTGAGTCGCCGTAGAACAACTTCATGACTCGTCCTGGGAAGTAGTCCATGATGGACTTGGCCAGGAAGAGGAAGGTGTCGACCGTGATGCAGAAAAGTACTACAGTCACATCAGAGCCGTCATCGATTTGGACACGCAGGACCATCTTGGCGTCCTCGCCGTCCTCTTCGACGATTCCCAACTTCCACTCGTTCGAGCCAAGCCAGTCCTCGACAGCCCGAAGCCCCGCCGGACCCTGTAGGAAGTCGTGCTTGCAGTCCTGCATGGTGGAGAAGGTTTCGACTTGGATGTCAGGCACGCTTGATCCTTTCGATCTCTCGGTCGAGGTACCATCTTGCTTTCTCGAGATCTTCGATGGTGACCTTTTGGGTGTGACCCTTGCTGCTGCTACGAGTCACACCCTTGATGCCTGCACGCCAGATGTACTTGATGGCGTTTCCGAGATTAAAGTTGAAGTGCTCGACTACGTCGATGCACTCCACACCGGACGGGTGGTTGTTGTAGTGATTAGGATGGTCGACGGAGCTCATCAGTCATCTCTTTTGAGGCTTGGATCGAAAAGTTTGAACAACCCACATGTACATGGCTTCCATGTTGTAGAACACTGGTATGCCGAGCTGCTCTGCAAAATCGACCTCCCGATCTGCACCAGGAGACTCGCCAGGCATCCGGAATAGAGCGTCCGAGTTGCGGATGATGCCGAAGTCGTACTCCATCCATTCCTCATACTCCAGAGGAGCAACGCAGTCCCACAACAGACCTGCTTGTGGGATGAAGGGGATCACGAGGCCGTCACGGATTAGCTCGGATCCGAGCATGCACGCCTTGTGAGCGTTGTGCATCGGAACTGGCTTGGTGATTGGTCCTGCGACATAGACGAGAGGCTTACGAAGTTCGGAGTTCATTAGTTCGGCTCGTCATCTGGAGCGGCTACACGGCCAAGCTCCTCGTCGGTGTGGGACTCCCCGAAGATCCGCATGAAGGCCTCACGGACGGCCTTGGCATCGCCCAAGGCGGTGTGCTTCTCGGACTCCGGTACGATGATGCCCATGGGCTCGAGAAGCTGGCTGTGCTTGAATGGGAATGAGTCGATCAAAGTGAACTCAGGAAATGGAGCGTGTCCTGTTGCCTGATGTCCGTTTGTGTTTCCCATGAGCCAACCTAGCATCATGGACTCGATGTCGATGAGGTGATAGTGCCAGTTGTAGACAACACCCCACTGCTTGCAGAGGCGGCGGATGCGCTCCTCGTCGAAGCTGGGGATCGCACCGATGAGCGACTTACCCCAGGTGAGATCAGCGAACCACGCAGCGAACTGGTTCGGCATGCATGCCTTTGTGAAGTCGAAGCGCTCACGGAAGTGGCCGATCTCAAGGGCGATTGGCTCGGATGTGCCGAACTGCGTCGGGGTTACGAACCAGTGATGCTCCTCCCATCCGTCAGCACGCTTCGTGATGGTGTAGCCCTGACCCTTCTCGAGAGGCTCGTCGAGCTCGATGGGGGTAGGGGTTTGTCCGGTGAAGACGAGCGCAGCAGCTTCCCAGATTTCGTGACGCTCGGCGTCCAGGCCGGTGGTCTCAGTGTCGATGAAGGCGAGGTTCTTGTAATTGAACGTCACGAGTTGTCTCCCTTGAGGAACTCGTAGAACCTCTTGGCGTTGGCGATGGTCTCGTCCATCCCTGTGCTGACGTTGCACGCCTCATGGAGAGCGGTGTTGCGGATCTGGAGATTGAAGTACGGATCGACTCCGGGGTGTGATGCCAGTCCAGGCTCAGGGTCCTTGACGACGGCCCAGGCGTGACCCTCCTCGTACTTGTTAGCGAAGTACTCGGGATCGACAGGCCAGATGTCGCTCTTGTCACCGGGCTGCATGACCAGCCAGTGACCCTTGGGGACCGGGACCCACTCCTGGGCGCCGTCCTTGCCCGCGAGGAGCTTTAGCTCGACAACACGCTCGCCTGATGTTAGATCGAGCGCTGTGTAATCGACCTTAACACCGGCGAAGTCTCGCATCTCCTCCCAGTTGTCTCCGATCCACTGCACTGCTTCGACTTCACTTGGCTTGCTTCGATAAATCATTCGGGGTCCTCTCCCATTTCGATCTTGCACGGATTACAGACGTTTGCAGCAGGTCCGAACTCGGACCTGGGCTTACGGAAGAAACACTCCTGACATAGTTGAGTTTCTTCCTCCTTCCCGATCTTGACTCGATCAGGATAGACTGTCCATTCCTCGCCTTCCATCAGAACATAGACTGGTTCTGGAGACGCTTCTTGCAGATCTCGATACTAGATTCTCTTGAGTCTCTGTAGCTCCTCTTTGAACCATCGTCGATCATCAACTTCATCTTCGGTTAATCTCCGTTTCTTTCCTTTGACTTGAATGAGTTTTTGAAACTCAAGGGCCAGATCGACTTGATCTCTTTTAACGATTAGATGATCTCTAATTGCAGTCAGGAAGGGTGTAGCGGACTTGCTTGTCCACTGGATCGACCAAGCTCTCTGGTTCGACATTCGATTTATTGATCCACCATAGTATGTTTGAATCGTCTCCAAAACACCTCGGTGGTTCTGAGATATATCTACACGAAGATAGAATAGCGGTGTGTTAAACCTACTGTTGCCCTCGTAGACTGCCACACAACCTTCTCCATCAAAGAACCCTGCTGTGTATTTCTCCATCAGAAGAGAGCCTGGTTTTGTAGTCTCTTTTTACAAATGGAGATATACTTGTCGCTCAGCTCGAAACCGATACCTTCACGTCCAAGCTTCTCAGCAGCCTTCACCGTCGTTCCTGATCCCAGGAACGGGTCAAGTACACGCTCTCCCTTGAAGGTGTAGAGCTTGATGAAGCGTTCTGCGAGTTCCTCAGGGAACGTGAAGGGGTGGCCCAACTTGCGACCTTCTCGCTCAGCGCTGATCTTCCAGACCGGATCCATTAGCCATCCATGCTCCTCCTTGCCAAGTTTAGAGGCCTCACGGATGTCAATTGGATAATCAGTCGTGTCCTTCTTCCGCTGCGAGAATTGAAGGGGCTTCTGAAAGACAAGAAGTGGCTCGTACGTGTTCGCCGATAGTACCCCCTTCGGATAGGGCCAAGATCCGGAAGGTGGCGAATACGAAGCTCCCTTGTGCCAGATGAAAGTCTCACGGAGGATAAACCCAACAGCGAGGCAGTTCTTGATCGTTGCAGCCACATTTGGGTACATCCCCTCCGCCCCTGTAGGGATATCATAGAGGTTGACGACCAGTCGTCCTGTGTCCTCGAGTGCGTCAAAGCAACACTTCCACACTTGAGCGAGAATGGCGTGTGCTGCATTGAAGTCCTTTGGATCAGGGAAGGTTCCGTACTCAGGCTCGGGTTCGTCGACCCCTGGGTATGGAGGGCTTGTGAAGGCGAGAGAGACTGACGACCGCTCCACAACATGCCCCAATCCTCGGCAGTCACCTTGGAAAACCTTCGCTAGAGGTTCGTTGATGACTGATGTCGGGATCGGAAAGTCCGAGCCTGTCGAGATACGCATCTAGTGCCTTTCGTACGTGGTACGACTCGGAACCACCAAGCCTCTCAGCAGCTAGCTTGATGAGCCAGTCTTGATCTGGAGTTACTTGGTACATCCGGCGGAGTTTCTTCTCGCGCGGTTTGACCATGTGGTTAGTGTAGACCAAGTGCTAGCACTTTGTCAAGATGTTCCTCCGAGCAATGTAGACCAAGTCTCTTGACATTTCCACAGGTTATCCCCATACTGTGTATATGAATCCGATCCGTCATGCTCGAGCCGGAGATACTCTCGACTCGTTCGCTGCCAAGTGCGGGGTGCATCCCATGGCTCTGTACCTGGCGGAGTGTGGCGTTCACACGCACATGCTCCCTGCGATTCGAGACTATCTGATCCGACAGGGATGGGCCGGGCAGGATCTGGACTCGCAATACCAGCAGTATGTTATCGAGAAGCGTCAGATGATGGGTGTAGATTACGGTCTCGCTCAGTCTGACTTGGGGCCACCTCTCCCTGAAGAGGGTCATCCATTCGCTCAATTCCGAGGCTCTTTCGGGATGTCCAAGAGCGGATTCGCCAAGACATTCTGCGTCCATCCTGCAGCTCTGAACAAGCTTGAGAAGGGTGACGCAGTTCACCTTCCAGAGCAACTTCGTGAAGCCTTGACACAGGCTGGTGTACCTGTCAATGTGATCGACGAGCTCAACGAAAGGTGCCAGGAGTATGCCCACGGAGGCTGGACAGCAGCGGCTTAGTGAGTCGCAGGTAGCGTTTGTCTCGTTCATCGAGCAGATGTTCTGGACCACGAACCAAATCCCAACAGACGAGAAGTGCTCAGAAGCTGTTGGAGTCACGCTTACCACCATCAAGAACTATTGGCAGAGCTCCCTGGTTCGTGAGCACCTTGTTGCTCGCGGTGTCAACCTCTCAGCAAACAACGATGGGTTGTTGACTGCCCAGCAACTGATGCTCGCCAATATGCTTCTTAACATTCACGACAAGAAGTCGATTCGTGAGAAGCTACAGGAATGCAATGTCACGCCTCAGAAGTACCAAGGCTGGCTGAACGATCCGAAGTTCTCCGGGTACCTACGTACTCGGGCGGAGTCTCTGTTCGCCGCCAACGACTTTCAGGCCTACCAAGCCCTGTCGGATCTTGCAAACTCCGGTGATGGGACTGGTCTTAAACTCTTTTTTGAAATGCGAGGAATCTATAATCCTCGTGTGAAGGTCGATGTCAATCTCGAAATAGTTCTCACAAAGATTGTCGAAGTCATCCAGCGTCATGTTAAGGACCCTGTTATTCTTGCAGCTATTGGTGAGGATCTCCAGAACCTTGATGAGGTCGGAGGTGGCCAAATTAGTGGTGTGCAGGTTGGTGGGGTGACTCCAATGGCAATCGAAGCCTCCCATGGGAGTTTCACTCTCTAACGGTTCGCAAGGGTCGACATAGAGAGGTTGGCAGATGCCTACACAAGTAATCTCGGGCTCCATCCGTACACCGGATGATGTTGCTCTTGAAGATGTCACTGTGATCGCCATGCTCAAGCCTGTGAACAGTGGGCTTGAGATCGATCATGGTGGAGTGGTTACAGGTCGGGTTGAGACTACCACCGATTCGGGTGGTGAGTGGTCCCTGACTCTTGAGCGCAACAACAACATCCAGCCGTCAGGCACCTTCTGGGAGATTACTCAGAAGGTTAAGGGTGTCTATGGTGGTGAGGTTATCAGCGCCATCGTTGTTGGAGACTCAGATGCCACATTGCAACAGTCAATCATTGCATCAGCCCCTGCTGTTGCCCCTCCTGAATTGGTGTCTTTCGATACTGGTGACGCGAGGTGGGGTACTCCTGATGAGTTGGCTGAGTTTGTAGCTGAAGCTCAAGCTGCTGCTGTGTCAGCATCTGAAAGTGCTGAGGAGGCATTGCAGAACGTGCTGTCTCTTTTTACTGCTCCCAGCCAAATTCTTATCAGCACTGAGGCTAATCAGGCTGATGTAATGATTCAGAGTTACAATGTTAAGGCTTTCGGTGCCGTTGGTGATGGTGAGACAGACGATACAGTGGCTATTCAAGCTGCTATAGATACTGCTGACTCTGTTACCTTTAATCCGACATATGGTCCCGGGTGGACTGGTGCTCCGAACGTTTACTTTCCGCCAGGGAGCTACTTCATTACGGACGAGTTGACTTGGAGAGGTTGTAACCTCGTAGGGGATTGGCCAACAAACAGTGCTGTGATTGTTTGGGGTGGCTCCACTGGTGCTACAGTAATCAATAAGGCTGTTAGTGATGCTGGTGGAAACTCCTACTGTCACCTTAAAGGTCTCAGTTTTGCATCGGCTGATAATGAGCCGGAGACGTGGGTGGCGTATCCGGCGATGAACGACATGAACATCATCGAGTACTGCGAGTTCAACTCGTGCAGCGGGGATGCGTTGACCGTGGGCGGCTGGGTCAAGGGGAACTGGCACAACATCCGATGGAACGAGATCGGCGGCTATGCGATCTCGCTCGACGGCACCATCGCCAGGGCCAGCTTCTCGATCGCCGACTTCCACTACGGCCACAACAGGGCAAGCGGCAACGGCAAGGGGTTCATCAACGTGGTGAACCCGGGCTCCGACGACCTGGGCCAGATCCGGCTCTGCAACGGCCGCCTCGAGCTGAACACCGGCTGGAGCGGCAACAAGGCGATCATCAACTATGACAACTCAGCAGCTGTCGGATCTGCGCCCTTGGTGATGTGGAACGTCGACTCGGTGGTGCTCGCGACCGATGTGCCGCTCACCGGCTACGTGCTGCTCTACCAGGACGGCCAATCCCAAGCCGTCGCCCTCGACGTCCGAGAATTCACCTCAGTGCTACCTGCCATCCTCGGTGGCGACCTGCCCGCCGGGTTCCCACCTTTGACCGGGAAAGGCACTTGGCAGCACCTCCTCGTGCAGGCTTGGGGTGCCTACGGAGCGTTCGGCCTTAGCGACGCCACCGACATCGGGCTCGTCTTCTACCGCAACGGCACCACTGTGCCGACGCGGGCGTTTCAGTACTTCGTCAACTCCGAGGCGAACCCACGACTCGTGCTCGACCCCGTCACCGGCATCGCGTTCGGTTCCGGTGGCGCCAGCCCGACCGACGTGTCACTCGAGTGGCTGGCCCCCGGGTTCTTGACCTCCAAAGCGTTGCGGCTCACTGATCGGCTCCAACTCCAGAAGATCTCCGACCCTGGCAACACCTCGGCCAACATCGGTCAGATATTCCTCCAAGACAACGGGTCGGGGAAGATGCAGCTTTGCGCCCGGTTTCCCTCCGGCGCCGCCGTGGTGCTAGCTACGGAGCCTTAATGGCTAAGGATCAATACAAGAGCAATCGTGATTTGTTTCGCTCGATTGGTGAGCGGCTCAAAAGTGCTTCCATCAGACCGAATATCCATGGGTATGTACCTCACAAGCTTCAGGAGGTCTTCCACAGAAGTGTTGCTAAAGCGAAGCTGTTTATTGGTGGTAACCGCTCTGGTAAAACAGTTGGTGGGGCTACTGAGGCTGTGTGGTGGTTGACTCACACCCACCCTTATCGACAAACTCCTAAGGAGCCGATTCGTGGTCGATGTGTAAGCGTTGACTTTGCCAACGGTGTTGAGAAGATTGTGCGCCCCGAGGTTGCTCGGTGGATGCCAGCTTCATATCTTCGTGGTGGATCGTGGAGCTCTGCCTGGGACAAAGAGACTCGGACCCTCCATATGGCAGACGGAGGGTTCCTTGAGTTCATGTCCTACGATCAGGACCTAGACAAGTTCGCTGGCACTTCTCGTCACTTCTGCTGGTTTGATGAAGAGCCTCCAGCCGCCATCTTTACTGAGTGCCTACTCCGTCTAGTGGACACCGGCGGAAGCTATTGGGTAACCATGACCCCTGTAGAAGGTATGACGTGGGTGTACGACTCGCTTTATGAGCCGGCCAAGACTGGCTTGGACGAGAACAAACTTGTGGTTGAAGTTGAAATGATGATGAATCCTCATATCAATGCTGAGGAGGCAGACTTCATCCTGGCAGGTTTGACGCCTGACGAGCGTAAGGCTCGTGAGCTCGGTCAGTTCGTTCAGATCGGTGGTCTTATCTATCCGCAGTGGAAGCCTGAGCTTCATATGATTCGAGATCCTGAGTTTACAGTTCCGAGTTCATGGATGAAATTCAATGCGATGGATCATGGTTACAACAACCCTACAGCCTGGGGTTGGTACGCTGTGAGTCCTGACGGTGTGATCGTGAAGTACGATGAGCACTACGAAGCTGGGAAGCTCGTAGGGCATCACGCTCGAATCGTACACGAGAAGAATACGGAGCATGGAATCATTCCGGCTTACAACGTAGGCGACAGGACGATTGCCAATACAGACTCCATTACTGGCACTTCTATCCAGATCGAGTATATGGAACATGGGATTCCGATTGCTTTGGCTGGTGGCTCGAACGATGTGAAGGCTGGGATCAACCGAGTTGGTAGGTACTTGCAAGGAACTACCGCTACACTCGAGAACGGCGAAGTTATTCAAGTACCGAAGTTCTATATTGTGGCTTCTCGATGCCCTAAGACTGCCTGGGAGTTCTCACGCTACAGGTGGGCTGTGTGGGCGACGAAGAAGATGCAGTTCGACAAAAACAAGAAGGAGGAGCCTCAGAAGAAGGATGACCATGCGATGGATGAGACTCGCTATGCGATCTGTTCCCGGCCTGAGATAGACAACGGAACTGAAACTCCCGAGTTCCGTGCACCGGTTGAACATAGCACTGCAGTGTCCAGCTATGGTGACGAGGTGGATCGGGAGCTGATCTCCTCAGGGGGATCTGAGTCTAACGACTTCCACTTGGGATCCGAGTTCTGAGGAGAACAGCATGACTGATACTTCGCTTGCTGACGCTCCGGGCGCCGAGGTCGACGAGACCGAGACCCCGACCGTCAGCGCCAACCAGCAGACTGTGGACTCGAACGGCAACGTGCCGTACGTGATTCGTGTGAATGGTGAGACCGTCTGGACGTCCGGTGGTGATCGGGTGCTAGTCGATCGCATCGAGGTCAATACGCCTCGTGGTCAGGCCACGGTGGTCAGCGTGCCTCCTCTGGAGGCTGCACTTGATATCGTCGTTGTTCCCCGGGCATTGGAGAACCTCCCGCTCGACGTGGTGGACGAACTCAAGCGGCGTGCTGCCCAGGAGGGCAACCCGCTGGCTTCGCTGCTGTCCACCAAGTTCGGTTCGACCCATCCGACCACGGTGGTCGAGGGGGAGCCGACTCCCGATACGGAGTCGGCTGCTGAGGCTGACAATTTCTCGATCTGATGTCGGACGTCGCCCCGGCTGATACGTTTCAGCTCACTACTAGTCCTGTGGCTCTTCCGGGGTGCTGCTTTTTCTGTGGCGGCACTCCAGGGGACGGCGTACGTGAGTGTGTCGTTGACACTGCTCGCTACGTCGATTTCCACGGGCAGATGTACGTTTGTGACATCTGTGTCCTCGAAATCGCTCGACTCTTCGATTTCGTTTCACCTTCCGAAGCGGCAGCCCTTCGGGCGAAGGTTGACGAGCTGGAGGCACTCAACTTCCAGAAGGCCCTCGCAATCGACGGCCTAGAGAGGGCAATCCATGGACTCACAAGTGCTCGTGACGCTCTTGGCGGTGGCGATCCTGTTCATCCTCCTGATCTGGATGATGATGACGTGGTCGATGAGGACCACGAATCGGATTCTGACGGAGCAGGAGACACGCCATCAGAGGGAGCAGGCGACATGGCTTCGGGAGAGGGAAATGCTCCTGAACCGGTGCATGACGAAGGAGTGGACCTCGTACGTCCAGATGGGCGCAGCGCTGAGTTCTCCCTTGACCTCTGACACCAGTACCCCTGTAGGGATGTCGGATGAGGAGGAACTTCGTCGTTCAGGTGTTGCTCAAGTAGGAGTAGAAGGTCTTGGAGAAGAGGTGATCGTTGACTTCGGTGATGACGCCCACGAGCTTGGGCTCGACATCATCTGAACTCGGTTCAGCGACGGGGCTGGACAAGAAGCTCCAGGATGATCAGGAGAAGAAGCTCCTAGCCTTCCTGGAGGAAAGCTTCACGTCCATGCGTTCGGGACGTCTCGACTTCGAGCGTCAGTGGTACATGAACCTGGCGTTCTACTTCGGAAAGCAATACGTCCAGTGGAACGCAACAGCCTCTGGTACCTATTCCAAGCTGTACGTCCCAGCCGCTCCTGCGTGGCGTGTTCGTCTGGTCTCGAACAAGGTCAGGCCGATCATCCGTAAGGAGTTGGCGAAGATCACGAAAGAGCGCCCTCAGGCGTTTGTGATTCCCGCTTCGGCGGATGATGATGATCTTATGGCGGCTCAAGCTGGCGAAGCCATCTATGAGCACATCAGCCGGGACATCGGGATCAACGCTCTCACTCGCCGTGTGGAGTTCTGGGCCGCCCTGTGTGGCTCGTCTTTCGCAAAGGTGTGGTACGACCCAAGCATGGTGGACTCGTCCGGCATGATGGGTGCCATCTGTGCAGAGCCTGTGACTCCGTTTCATCTGTTTGTCTCTGACTACGCAGAGGAGACACTGGAGAACCAGTCGCAGATCACGCAGGTGATGACGAAGTCGGTGGACTTCGTAGAGCAGGCGTGGGGTAAGCGTGTTTCAGCAGATGCTGGACTCGCAAGCAATGGCTTGCTTGAATCGAAGTTCCTGCAAGCCCTGGGGATCAAGGTCAACAAGCGACTCGATCAGGTCGCTGTGAAGGAAACGTGGATCAAGCCGGGAGTCTACAAGGACTATCCGCAGGGTACCGTCATTTGGTGGGCAGGCCAGACGGTTCTCAAGGTCCATGAAGGGTGGCCGTATGAGCATGGTCAGGCTCCATTCACCAAGTTCGATCACATTCCTGCTGGTCGGTTCTACGCAGACTCCGTCATTGTCGATCTGATTCCGCTCCAAAAGGAGTACAACAGGACTCGGTCGCAGATCGTTGAGTCGAAGAACCGGACTTCTAAGCCTCAGATCATCGCCGTCAAGGGTTCGATCAACCCTCAGAAGGTGACATCTGAGCCTGGTCTCATCATCGAGTACCAGCCTGGCTTCAACCCACCGCAGCCACTTCCACCTCAGCCGCTTCCTGGGTACGTCCTACAGGAGTGTGACCGCATCCAGAAGGACATGGATGACATCTCGTTCCAACATGAGATCTCCAAAGGTGATGCGCCAGGGGGTGTGGAGGCGGCAACCGCCATCGCCTACCTCCAAGAGGAAGATGACACTGCCCTGTCCTACACAATCTCGTCCCTGGAAGAGGGGACTGAGAAGATGGGGCGGCACTTCCTGGGCCTGGCAAAGCAGTACTGGAGTGCTGAACGGACCGTGAAGGTTACCGGTGACTCTGGAACCTGGGAGTCCTACATGTTCGGTTCAGGCTCCCTGTCCACTGATCTTCGGATTCAGGCAGGCTCCGCAACGCCTCGCAGTAAAGCGGCCAAGCAGGCGTACATCATGGAGCTTGGCAAGCTCGGCTGGATTCCGCCTGACAAGGCCCTTCGCTACCTCGACATGGCGGAGACATCACGGATGTACGACGAAATGCAGGTCGACATCCGGCAGGCTCAGCGCGAGAATATGAAGATGGCGAAGGGCTTGCCAGTCACCGTCAACACCTGGGACGAGCACGCTGTTCACATCTACGAGCACAACCTGTACCGGAAGAAGCAGTCGTTCGAGAAGCTGCCCCCTGAGCTTAAGGCTCAGTTCGAGGCGCATGTGAAGATGCATCAGATGGTGATGGCAATGACTGCCGGTCAGCCGCTCCCGCCTGGTGACCCTCGTCTAGACGCCGTGGATAAGATGCTCGCCATGCAGCCTGGTTACCAAGGCGCTACTATGCCTGGTGCTCCCATGCCAGGCCCCCCTGTAGGGGTTTTGCCCTCCGGTGGGCCGAACATGCTCATGGGTGGTCAACAGCAACAGCAGGGTCCTCCTCAGCAGCAAGGGTTCAACGGTGGCGGCAGCACCGTTACCTAACCCTGCTCAGAAGCCTGGTCTAGGTCCGATGGCTGAGGCCAAGTGGAATAACATCTTCAACACGATCGTTAGTCAGACCGGAGACGAAGCTACCGCTGAGCGGATGGCCAACGGTCTCACAAGAGCAGCAATTGCAAGGCGCCTGAATTCGACAGTGGTAGAGAAGAAAGGACTGCCCTAGTGCAGACTCAACTCGGAAACGTCCACGGTGTCGCTCAGCCTGGTACGCAGTCCAACCTGCTCGCCTCGGTCACGGCAGACAACGGTACGGACAACATCGTTAATGTCGACTCTCTTGCCAACCTCAAGGTCGGAGACGTCATCGACATCCTCCACCGTACCACCGGAGTGGCTACGGCCGGTGCAACGAATCGGACTATCACCAATCTCAAGAACAACGGTGGTACGTTCGAGGTGACCTACTCTGGTGCTGACGTCGATCCGACGAACGCCTATGGCCTCTACTACACAGGGACGTTTGGTGAGAAGGACGACACGACCAATCTTAATGGTGGCCGCAACAACCAGGAGGGCCTGACCATCCCTGAGCTTCTGAGTGTTGAGGCTGCCAAGACCTTCCTGACGGCGTACAGTTCTTCGGAGTACACCACCGATCGTTTCAACAACATGACTTGGAACGACATCGTCTATGCCGTGAGGCAGGCCAAGGGACTGGTCTAGGTGGCTACTGCTCCTCAGATGGACCCAGGGACGATTCAGTTCCTTCAGTGGCATCACTCGTTGCCGCCTGCTGAGCGTCAGAAGTTCAACCAGTTCGTTGCTCAGGTAAATCGGCAGAATATGCTGGACGCTCCCGGTGCGGTGGATCGTCGTCTTGGCAAGTACGACTCGCCTGGATACGACTCCACTGCCTTGGATGCCAAGAAGGAGCAGGGTAATGTGTCATTCCTGGCTCGTCGAGTCGGTGACATGCTTACGCCGAAGAACCCGAAGGGACTAACTCAGGATCTCGGCAAGAAGGCTGGGTCTCTCGGTCGAGGTGCCAAGGCGGTTGGGAGTGCGCTCATTCCTGACATGCCTCACTTCGGTGGTGGTGATGGGAAGCAGTCCAAGGAGTCGAAGACCAGAGCCTCACTTAAGACAAATGAGGAACGGTGGGCGTACCAGCACGCCATCGACCAGGGGAAGTCGCAGAAGGAAGCGCTCAAGGCAGCTGCTGCTCGTCGAATGAAGAAGTAACTGACGAGAACTTCTAAAGTACCAGGAGGGCTAGACACTGCCAGCCCGGTACGATCACCCTGTAGGTCGTTGGGGTCAGGGCCATGAGATAGGTACAACCCCCTGAGAGAGAAGAGATCAGGATGAGTGAAGGTCAAGGGGCATTCCCCCAGGGCCCTGAAGATGGTGCTCCGGCCGGAGCTCCTCCGACGGGTACAGAGGTCGCTCCTCAGCCGTCTCCTGGCCAGGGCGGTGGTGCTGCTCCGCAGCAGTCTCCGTACAGCCTTGCCGATGGGTTCCTCCAGCAGGTGCCAGAGGCAGATCGAGCCATCGTCGCCAAGTACGTCTCGGCGTGGGATGCTGGAGTCACCAGGCGGTTCACGGAGCTCAACGATCAGGTCAAGCCTTACCAGGCACTCAACTCTGATCCGCAGGTTCTACAGGAAGCGCTGTTTGCCTACAACCTTCTGAACGACGATCCGGAGGCCGTTTTCCGGCTCTTGGTTGCCAATGGGATTGGTCAAGGCGAGCAGCAGCAGAATTTCCCTGGTGGTGGAGACCCGCAGTTCCAGCAGCAGGCTCCTCAGTGGATGCAGCAGCAACAGCAGGAGTGGCAGCTTCCGCCTCAATTCCAGCAGCAGTGGGATCAGACGCAGAACGTGCTCCAGCAACTGGCCCAGCATGTCGTGAGTCAGCAACAGCAGCAGCAGCAGGCCGCAGAGGACGCTCAGCTCGAGTCATACCTCACCGGACTCAGAACCGAGTTCAAGCCCCTGATCGACCAGTTCGGCCCCTTCGACGAGAAGTGGGTTCTCACCGCCCTCCAAGCGAATGGTGGTGACGGGGCGAAGGCAGTGCAGGACTTCTACGCAGCTCGACAGCAGGCCGTGAATCAGGCGGCTCAGATCCAGCAGCAGGCTCCTGTGATGCTCGGTGGTGGTGGTGCTCCTCCCGCTGGCGACATGCCTAAGCCGGAGCAGCTCTCCAAGAACGACACCAAGTCCCTCGTCGCTCAGCTCGTGGCGAACGCCGCAGCGAACGACAAGTAGCCACAAGGAGAGAACCGAAATGGGTCAGGCAACGATGACCACCGTCGATGCCATCCTCAAGGAGATCTACGGCCCCCGGATCGAGAACCAGTACACGGATGAGCTCATGGCGCTCAAGCGTGTCGAGCGCTCGTCCGAGGGTGTGGTCGAGACGGTCGGCGGCAAGTACGTCGACTTCCCGATCAAGGTCTCTCGCAACACGGGCGTTGGCAACCGCCTGGAGGGTGAGCAAATCCCCGATGCAGGGAACCAGGGCTACGCCGAGGTCCACGTCCCGCTCCGGTACTTCTACGGCCGTGGCCGTGTGACCGGACAGCTCATGCAGCTTGCAGAGACGAACGCTCAGGCGTTCGCTTCGGGCATGGATGAGGAGATGGACGGCCTCAAGGATGACATGCTGCACGATGCCAACCGACAGGTTTACGCCGATGGCAGCGGTCTTCTCGCTTCGATCACCGCTGACGGTGACAACGATAACGAGCTCAAGGTCGACACTGTGCAGTACCTCGAAGAGGGCATGAAGATCGACATTCTCGTTCGGTCGTCTGGTTCGTCCTCTGGTGGTGCCACCAGCCGTCTCATCACCGACATCGACGAGGATGGCCTCGTCGTCACGTACGACGGCGCTGACATCGACCCTGACAACACGTACGGCATCTACCGGGCGGGCAACTATCTCTCGGGCTCACAGCGTGAGGTCACGGGTTGGGGTAAGATCATCAACAACGCCGGCTCGCTTCATGGTGTTGATCCCTCGACGCAGAAGAAGTGGAAGTCGGTCCGCAAGCAGGGCGCTGGTGGTGGTTCTGCTCGCAACTCTGGCACGGACCGCTCGCTCTCTGAGGGTCTGATGATCCAGACCGTGGATGCCATCCGCACCAAGGGTGGTGGCCGTCCCTCGGTCATCTTCGGTGGTCTCGGCGTGCGTCGGGCGTACTTCAACCTGCTCACCCAGCAGCGTCGGTACACCGACACCAAGGAGTACGCCGGCGGCTTCACCGGTCTGGCCTTCAACTGCGGCAAGGAGATCCCCGTCGTCGAGGACGTGGACATGCCTCCGAACTGCATGTACTTCATCGACGAGAAGAAGATGAAGGTCTACCGGAACAAGCAGCTCCACTTCGTCGACGACGACGGGAACATCCTCAAGTGGGTGACGGACTACGACGCCTTCCAGTTCGTGATGAGACAGTACTGGGAAATTGGTACTGTTCAGCGCAACGCCCATGGTGTTCTCGAGGACATCATCGAGGGCTAGGACCATCCCCAGGGGGCATAGGTGGCTGGCCGGGCGTGCCGCTCTCGGCCAGCCGCCAGCCCTGTAGGAGAAGACATGGGACAAGCACGAATCGAACTCGATCCAGTCACGAAGAAGCGCCTCGTTGAGATCGCCGAGGGCGTGTACGTCGAGGCTGACGTCATGGGCATCGTGGCCAGGATCCAGGAGTACGACCCGAACCTCAAGGTCAAGTTCCTGGGTCATGGCGGTGACGCCGGTGACGCTCCATACAAGCTGGTCGAGTTGTGTCCCGATGGTCTTGAGCGAGTTGTCTTTGACATTTGGGAGCTCGATAACCGAATTCTCGATCGCATCATGGCTGCTGACAATGCTCGTGGCTTAGTGATCGAAGGTGTCGAGAAGGCCAATGCAAAGGCTCGTATCGACATGACCAGGCGGTACAGAGAGTCGATGGATGAAGCTAACGATATCGTCAAGACCTTCCTCAAGAGCAAGACGAAGTCAAAGTGGACCGTCAAGGACGGTGACCGGCTGGTGACGATCGAGGACCGATGAACGTTGAACAGATCATGCGTGCAAGCATGCGGATGATCGGTGATACGAGCGGTGCCATGATTCAGTCAAGTGATGTACTCACTTGGATGAATGAAGGTCAGCTTGAGGTGGTCCGAAGGACTGCATGCCTCGCTGATACGAATGAGGTTGAAGTTGAAGCCGGTGTGGTTGGGTACGACCTACCTGGCGATTTCCTCGACTTCATCAGAGTTACACTCGATGGTCGGAAACTCCGAAAGACTACGGTGCAGGAGGTCGACAATGTCGACCCTGACCGTGATCTTCCTGACTCTGAGTCGGCTCAGCCGAAGGTTTTCTACAAGTTGGGAACTCAGATCAAGCTGTTTCCAAAGCCTGCGACTGATGGGACGCTTGAGATTGAGTACACTAGGCAACCGACTCAACTCATCCAGAACGCTGATATTCCTGAGATCCCTGTGAACATGCATGGAGACATTCTCCAATACTGCATTGCCAAGGGGAAGGAAATGGACGAGGATCAGGCTGCTGCTGGATCTGCTATGGCTGTGTTTGAGCATCGACTCGCACAATCCCTGGATGACGCCACAGACGAGAACCAAGAGTCCTACCCTGCTGTTCGTCTGATTCCCGGCGACGAGGGGTGATGTGTCGGAACAGTCGCAAGTCTCTACTCGAAACTTCGCAGGTCTGAACTCG